CCCAGGGTAGGCTTTTCAGCCCGGGTCTGCGCTAAACACTTCTCAAGTTTAACGCGGCATAGAAGGTTACCCATCTATGCCACCCCTCGCTCGTTAAAGTAGAGCGAGACGGATCACGATAGTCCCAACAGGGGGCAATCGCGAGACGTTTTTGGTAAAAGACGCGTTTCATACGAAATGATGCGCGTCCGTCCCTAAGGTTACCGCTGACAGCACTAAGTAGTATCCCAGGCGGGTTATTTCTAACCTTTCTAGACACCATAGGGCGGTCCCCAACGTCAAGAAGATCAAGATGCATCCCTTTAGGCATATATCGAGAATACACGATAGAGCCCTGGTAGCGTTTCGACCTTTTTGTTTTGGTAGCAAGATGTAAGGGAACTTTAACACCGGCATCGTCATTCTCCCACGGAGGAACAGGTAAAAACCTGACGCTCTGGAGGAGGTACATGACAGTACCAGATAAAGGTATCCCGTGATTCGAGCTCCAAACGTTGAGTCTGTTGATCAACGAATAACGCTCCTGCATGCTATCTAGTGTACGGCAATAAACACCGCGCACAGGGTAGCCAGACCAAAAGTCTGATCCGCAGGATTCTCTGAATGGACCTTCGTTGAAACTCTTGTCGTTATTGACAAGGAAACCAATGCGGTTTAAGACGGAAACAACAAGATTGTAAGCCTCACGGCGAACAATAATATCGTCTCCAAACACAGCATAATTTCCGAGCTGCTCACCTTTCGGGTGAATCGGAGTGATACCAAGTGTTCGGTAAACTCCGACAACGACGCAAGCGAAGAGAATCGTCTGAAGTGGGAATGTAAAAGCATTTCCCATCGACGACACCATATGTAGATCGAGCAAGTCACCGTTAGGTAACTCAACCTTCGGACTCCTAGCTAGGTGCAACCAAGACATTATCTGTTTTGGGAGCACTTTGCGAAGTAATCCTAGGGAGATCGAATCAGAAGCTGATGATAAGTCAATGGTTCCAAAAGAACCATTTTCTGATCCGATTCGAGCTAAGCGTCGGTTCTTGTCAGGTTGGACTTCGAGACTAATACCATGTCTCTCCTCCAAACGAGCTTCGAACACAGCGCCTATGCCTTTCTGAAAAAGCATATTCAGAAGAGGCTCGGTACATATGGTCCGAGAAATCTCAGAGGTTTTAGGAACAAAAGATAACTTGTTTCCTTGCACTAAAGAAAAGTCGCCTAAAGAAGTTGACCGGATCCTTTCGGTCTCTCTCCAGAGGCTGTACCTTTCCGCGACACCCCCTTTGTAGAGGTTATACAAAGACCTTGAAGTTCCTGTCATAGGGCTGGCTGCTATCTTATGATAGAAGCTTCCCCCTGTGGCTCCAATCGAGGCCCCTGGTCCAATTCCGATCCCTTGGCAGATATCATAAGCCGAGAGAATAGGAG